GAACGGTATAAAATTCGAACAACGGTGGAACGCGCTAATTCCCACTTAAAAGACAATCTGATACCAAAAACGCTTTATGTAAAAGGATATTCTAAAGTCTCCTTTGTACTCTTTGCTGCTGTCCTTTTTCTGGCTTCTTTGAAGTATTTATCATTCTTATGCTAAGGGTTTTGGAAGAGGCTCAGTAGATACACTGAAATTCGGATCACGGGAAAGATCAAATGTCACTCTATCATTAAGTATTACATTTCCTCCCCCAGCAGAGTAAGTGTGAGATGCTGGATTATCCATATAAAACACGCCATCCGTTGTACCAAAAAGGGCGCACTTGTCGCTTGCATGAAGTAAGGCAAAAATAGAACCTCTTGCGTTTCTTGCCGCATCACCAATAAATTTTCCAATGTCCTTTCCATCATAAGAAAAACTTAATATGAAACACAGATTAAAGTACTGATACTCGCTGGGCGATTTTCATAGGCTGTAGGAACTTCATAACTATTGGAGAAAGAATACCTCCTATAAAGAACACTCGGTTCAACGTAATTATAGGTTGTGCCGTGCTCATAACGTTCGTCAAGTGACCTTATTACACCTGATATGCTTACACTTCCTACCAGCCAAATACTTCCTGACACAGACCTAGCAGCGTCACCAATGTGATTCCCAATACCCTTTCCATCATAAGGCGTATTGTTTGCGCCCTTCTTTACGACGTTAGCTCCTGCGCCACGTCGGAACAAACCTCTGCAATCCTCAACCCGCATGAACAGGCCGTTGACATTGCGAGTACCGTTTTCATCGCATTTGTACCACCAGTCTGCGCTGGCGTTATTGGCGGCTCCTACCCATTTTAAATCGCATAATTCCTGATAAAGAGCTATCTTTATTATTCGATAATCACAAGGCAGATAACGCAGGCGTACAAGTTCCGCTATTGATGGCTCATAAGAAAGATCATGGTATTCACCAACAGACCTCGGCGTGAAGCCTTGCAGCATGGCCTTTTTAAGCTGCTCCGGATCCGTATTGTTTGGGTTAAGGCCCATGGCGCTGATAAGATTTTCCAAGTTATCAAGAATGAGATTGAACGTAGCCGCAGGAATATAAGACGGCTTTATTAACGGATCATGAAAATCACCGTCGGTGAATTTACGCGTAACCGGATCAAGTCCCGGATACTTAACCTGTTCGCCGAAAATTTCAACAACCTGATCATCTGGATACATTCCTGGCATTTTTTCCCTCCTAAGAACTGTATTTATAATATACAATATTAGCCGCAAGTAATTTGCCGCTTAATTCCCTTTCAAAATTTTTAGCTTCCATTCTTAAAAAGACGTTGGCTACGTATTCTTTGTTAAAATAAATACGTCCAAAAAACTGCCCGATACCGAAATTGGCCCTGCCGAATGTAGAATTATTTATCAGACATGTTATGCGCTCTTTTGCTTTGTCTCTTGACGTGTCGCTGTCAAACCTGATTGCAATGTAAATTACCGAAAAGAAAACGGGCCGTGAAAATATCGAACGTCCAAATTGAGAGAAACCAAAGAACGAAGGTTTAAACGGGAAAATAACATCTATCAAAGCCAGACCATATTTTTTGGCGATGTCCGCGATAATAATACGATTAATCGCGGTGTTTTTTTCCATTCTTAAAAATTCCTGGCGTTCTTCAAGTGTTAAATGAGCGTTTGTATAACCAAGCAAAACACGTTCCCAGTCGCCTATCGTTTCAACAGCGGTTCTGTAATCGCTTTCCGATAACAGATCGCGCATCCGTTTGCGAAACAAAATAATTTCCCGTGTTTTCGCTTTGCAAAACAGGGAAGCGTCGCTTTCAATATCCGCAAATTGCCTCTGCCAATATTCGCCCAGAGGAAACAAGCCACGTATAGCTTCGCTGTATTCTTTTTCGCTTGCCGCGGTTATACCCATGTAATCGCTCCCAGTATAGGATATTCCAATATCGTAGTTGAAAAAATTCCGGTTGTTTCACCGTCCAGTTTTACAACCGCGTCGCTGATAACAATGCCGTCTATGATCGCGCTCCGAAATGAGCCCGCGGTCATTTTTATTCCGGGTTTAGCCGTTTGTTGGAGATAATCTTTTAACCGTTTTTCAGCTAACCCCCTGTTTTTCTGCGTATCTTCCAGCGCCGACAGTTTAATTACAGGGTTAACGGCTACAATATTCGGAGTGCGCACGTCAAAAATTACAGGCGGAGACACTTTACTGATATGTTCACGGACAGCGGCAAGATTTTGCACTTGATGAACTCCGTTAATCTGATTGCCGTTTATCACCTGTATAAGCAGAGCTCCGAATATTCCGAAGTTTACAAATTCCCACGCGTTATTAACTTCAGGCGTCGCGTCAAGCGCCCACGCCGCGTAATCTCCAATCTTCCCGTAACGGATAGGAGTGCGTAGGGTAACCAGCACGCGGGCAAGATATTCTTCATCGCTTTCCGCGTCTACTCCTCCGAGGATGCCTCCTTCCGCGGCAACGGCGTTTTTTCCAACTCCGGACGGTATCGCTGAAACAATAACAAGCTGACTGCCGGCTTCAAGATTTGAATCCGCTCCCACGTTTTCCGCTCTTACATTTACAACCGCCTTTCCGTTACCTGAAATGACGCATGAATTTTCCGTGAAGTATCTTTTACCCGAAGAACTCTTGAAGACTACGCCGGCGGGGACCGCCGTTCCGGGAATGCCGCTGACTTCAACCTTTCCAATGGCCGCGACCGCGTACAGCGGCGGAACCCTGCTTGACCAATGAGCCCGCAAGTATTCGCCTTCGGCTGTATCCGGGAACAACTGCTTTGAAAGGAAACCCAAATCTCCTTGCAGTAAATGAGAAAGGCCGGCGTCGACATTAGCGAACACGGAAAGAAGGCTGTGCCGAGAAGTCCTGTCAAGCGGTTTGAACAGGCTCATATAATTGGCGAAGGTACGTTCTTTTATTACATGCAAACTTTCACGAACGAACGCCATTCCAAACCTCTTTAATTAAAACGCTGCCGCCGTCAGGCTGTATTGTTTCGACTGAATAGGAAATTTCGTTCTTGCCCGTACGTTCCGCTTCGCAGTTTATTTGCCGGGCAAGCCCGTCAGCGATTATCCACGCGGTACATTCCTGCAGCATCCGTTTAAAATTTCCGGCGGTTTTTCCGTCAACCTTGCCGTTTTCTCTCAACAAATACAACTCGCTCCCAAAACTTGGATCGGCCCACCATGAGCCTTTATCAGTGCCTATGCTCATCATTACAAGCTCGCGTATGTCATTCCAGTTTTCCAATGTTATGGGAGGTATTCTCAACGCCATTATACGTTCTCCCGAAGAAGCTGCTTTATCTGGGTTTTATACAATAAAAGTTTTGCCTTAGTCCCGGGATCAACTGTTTGTGTAGTTGACGAGCCGACTGTTACGATATTCATTATCTCGTCAATTAATCCCGTTAAAAGAGCGCATAAATTTTTACTGTCGTTCCCGATAAAAACCTTTCCGCTTCCGTTGGCTATTATTTTTATGTTACCATTATTGTCCGTATAAATTGCCGTGTCATTTTCTTCAAGTTTTGATAAAATATCGTTATCCGATACAAGAGGAAAAATTTCATAACCGTTGAAATCCCCGCCCTGACAAAAAACCAGGACTTTACCGGTTTTAGCTTTCGCCGCAAAGCCGTATGGGAAGGATTCCTTTTGGTTAATTATTCTGTCTGAAAGTGTTTTTACTCTTATATTATCACCGTCACGTTCTTGGAATTCAGCTGCAGAAAAAAGATTTTGTATCTTCGCGTTTAATTTTTTTAACAGCGTATCGCTCACAAATACATCTCCCTGTTTACCAGCGTTATATCGCAGCTCATCGTATCGGCGACCGCGGTATATTCCACTTCTGATATTAAGAGAATAGCATTAAGCCCTAACGAGGGTACTTTAACCGGGATTAATGTATTCGGAAACCAGTAAATTTCCTGTTCTTTTTTATTGCCGATACTTTTTATTTGTTCATCGGTAAGTCCCCATCCTGAAACGGTAACAACTGTTTTGTTTTCTTTCCTGCGCCGCATTTCGGTTAACGCCCTGCCCTCAAGTTCTGTTTCTGTAACAAATGGATCGTCTATAACAATAGTAAGGGTTCTGTTACCAGGACAAGTATTGTCGATAACTTGTACCGGAGCATGTCCCCCGCCTTTTACGATGTATTTGCGAAATTGTTCCGCGCCGTTTTCAGTCCATTTAATGGCTTTTATATTTACGCCTTCTGTTATGTGGAAAGGCTCTTCTCTAACAGTAGCTTGAACTTTCCATAAATATAGATTACCGGCCTCGTTACTTGTTAAAATAAAACCCTGTTGGTCAGCCTCGTCAGTCAGTTTTGTCCAGGGACTTTCATTCTCAAACGCAAAGGAATAAACAGGATCGCTTGAATCAGGTTTATCTGTCGGAAAAACAACGCAGCTGATACCAAATTTATTACCTATTTCATTTACGATTGTACCAAGTGTTTTATTTTTATCTTTTTTTTCATCTTTATCATCATCATAGTCAGACCATGTTGAATCAATAATATCCCGCGCCGGAGACCGCCCTATTACCATAACGCTGTGCTTATCAATATCCGCGCTTGCGGTGATTTCGTCCACCAATACGGTAGTAACCAGCCTTTCGCCGCCGGAATCATTAACCAAATTATTTTTACATCTTACTTCCAGCCTGTGGTGTTTCCTGACCTTTAAGCGTTCAGACGGCGCTATTTCCAGTTCAACTGTATGGCATATCTCATCCAATGATTTTCTGATTTTTATGGAACGCCATAACAATTCGTTTCCCGTGGTAGCGTTTTTTACAAATGCTTTAAACATAAGTTACCTCTCCTGAAATTAAAAGGGAGTCCTCTATGAAGTTCATCTCCCGAAGTTTTTCATCATCGCATTTCAGATAATGCGAAACATAAAGCAGCGGCACGGATCTTTCAAAAGTTTTTTTAAGCTCAATGCCCATGACGCTTTGCCGGAGTGTCTGGGAAAGCGTAGACCTCATTTCGGTTACGGCCTCAAACACATCGGGATTCTCAAGATTGACGCTGTTTTCCAGTCTGGTATACATAGCCCAGTAAGCGTTCATTTTGTTCCGGGTTATGCCTTTCATTTTTATAAGCGTTTCGGCTGACGCGCAAAGGCATACGGTACGATAAAGGTTTTCCGTCTCCGCTTTTGTTTCCGCCTGCGTGACTGTAACCGTATCAATGGGCAGTGAAAAGTCCGCAGCCGAAAGAAACTGTATGACGGCGGCGTTTTCGTTATCTTTTTCAAATAAATAATTTTTTACTGTTTCTACCGAACCGCCTATTGACGCGACCTCTCCGATGATGGAAAAAACCGCGTTTATCAGAGCCTGCGCCAATCGCGCCGGCTCAAGAACGCCCTGAGCTATGAGGTTTGATATGCCGTTGATTTCATTGGCGATGCTGTTCAGCTTTGTTTGGGCCGCTTGAATCCTGCCGATGCCGTTTAACAATACGGCTTTAATTAATCCGAAAGCTCGCGCGAGTATCGCGGGGTCTTTTTCGGTTTGCGTGAAATCAATCTCGGCGGCGGCGGCCGCTTCTTTGGGTTTGGTAAAATTATCCGGGGATAAAACGGCCACTCTGGTTTCCAGAGAAACGCCGGCCCGTTTTAATGTAAGCGTTAATTCGCATTGTCCGTTTTCATCCGCCGCTTCCGAGACAGTGTAGCTTTCTACGACGACTTTAAACCGTCCCCATAACGGGTGATCAAAAAAACCGGGATTATCGTCAGTAGTCGGTGACATCAGCGCGTCAACAAAAGCCGCCCGCTGCTGAAGGTAATAGTTTCCGCGCAGGTATCCGTGGACGGTTATGCTCTGCGGTTTTTGGTTTAACGCTTCGTTGGACCACAAACCGAAAAACGGATATTCGGCGGTGTCGACCGCCTGACCGCCTGAAAATTCGAGGCTCTTGTAAATAAAGGGAATAGGTTTCCCTTCCGGCGCCTGATAGCTGGACAGGCGCGGAGCGGCGTCTTTATCAGCGCAGTAGGCTTCGCGCCAGTTTTCTTTATACAGACCGGGAAGCGATATGTCAAAACGCGGTTTGTTTTTTTCTTCTTCGCTCACATTCCGTTCCTTCTCTGCGCCGTCCGCGAACCCGGGTCAAACCGGAAGTTTGTGGTATTGTCCCGTATGGCTACTGAAGCGGTCGGGTTGAAACCTGAAAGATTGACATTAACGTCCATAACCGCCTGTCCGCCGAGTTCTACTTTTTGCGGCGTAACACTTGAACCCGTCCGCGTGATCACCGGAGGCAAATCGGAAACGGGCATATACCGATTGCGCGTAACATGAGACGCTTTTGAATCATCGGACGCGAGAGACTCCCCGATGCCTTCTCCTATCTTACGCCCGGCTTTACCGCCGAGGTACATTCCAGCCGCGCCTATAGTAGCGCCAACCAAGGCGCCGACCGCTGTACCAAGTACCGGAACAATAGATCCAACTGCCGCTCCAACAGCGGCTCCGGCGGCGATTCCGCCCGCTCCGCCTAACGCGGCGCCGACAATGCTTCCGGACGCGTCCCCTATCGCTCCGCCTTTTGCTTTACCGCGCTCTTTAGCAGTCAATTCTTCGTTCTGTTTTATTTCGCCTAATTCGTTCATCATTTGAGGGATTTTAACAAAGGCGGCTGTAATCGCCGAAGCTCCGGCAGCTCCTGCGTATTGTTTTGGCGTTAAATTTTTTACAGCGTTTTGCGCTGCCGTTAAAGGTTTGTCTGTTAATTGAATTGATGGCGCCGTTTGCGGCTGTTGAAACTGACCGCTGGCGCCAATTCCCTGACTTCCGCCGTTCCAGTTTGTTACATATACCGGCATCGCAGTGGCCATGTTCAATGATTCGGCGATGTTTATCTTGCCGCCTTTTAACTTTAATAAACTGCCGACAAGCCGCGATATTCCGGCAATGCCCTTGACCGCCGCAATCGCTCCAATTCCAACGGCAATTCCGGTGAACACTTTTTTTACCCTTTCAGGGTCTTCGGACAATTTATTCAGAAGGCTCGTCAGATGTTCAAGCGGTTTTGCCAAATTGCTATCGGCAAAACTGTTAAACGCTGTTTGCAAATTTTTTATGTTTGATTGCATAGTGCCGGCCATTGCCGCCGATTGTTTTTGCAGCAAACCCGTGGTATCACCGAGATCGGTCAAGGTATCTATCATCTTTTCGCCATGCGAAATATAAGAATTTATTGCCACCATTGAAGATGAATTAAATATTTTGTTAAGAAGATTAGCATTATGAGGGTCTTTTGCTTTTTCAGTAATCTCGAACATAATATCGTTGAAGTCTTTAAGGTTTCCATTAGAATCCTTAACATTTATCTTCAACAACTTTCTTAATTCTCCTTGTTTTGCAGGATCAGTTATTTCTCCAAATACGGAATTAAAAGCCGCAAACGTTTTAGTAGAATTTTTAGCTCCGGCATTGATGATTTGCAAGGCGGCGTTAACGCTTTTTATATTCTCCGGTACGGCTCCTATTTTATTTGCCTCTAACGAAGAAAATATTTGCGGTGCAGCTTTTGCGAAATCGGCTAATGAAAAAGCGCCCTGATTCGCCTGCGCGACCATATCATCCATGAGCGATGATATTTGTTCGGTAGAATATTCAAATTTTTGGAATTCAGAGAAAAGGTCTCCCATTGATTCGCCTGATTCTCCTGTCGCCTGTATTGCGAGAGCGATATTTCTGATGTTATCCTCGGCGTATTGTAAATCACTGGTTTTGGAAATAACAACTTCAATTCCGCTTAAAATATTGGTCGGATCAATTTTAATATCCGCAGCCTGTGCGACATCAAAAATAGTTCTTTTTAGTTTTGAGATTCGTTCAGCCGACGCGTTTACCGATAACCCGAGCCGCGTCATACGGTGATCAAGCTCAATAACACCTTTCGCCGCCGCGCCGACGGATAACGTTAAACCAAATACCGCAAGTTTCGCGGTTGTACCTGAAATAGCTTTGTCTACTTTTTCTACCGCGCCGAGTGTTTTTTGGGCAAAACCGGAAGCCGCTCCCGCGGCTTTGCTCATACCTTGAGAAAATAAATCTTTAAGCGATAAAGTAACACCGCTTTTAATTTCCGCCATTATTTTCCTCCGCGTATCGCTTTTGTTACCTTGACGGCTTTCTCATGCCAAAAAGACAGTTGTTCCCAATACATATCCATAAGTGTTGTAAAATCCATGCCCGAAAGTAATACAAGAATTTCCGTTACCATTTCTGCGACACGGTCGCAGATTTCTTCTAGTGTGAGATTGTCTCCGTTTTCCCGTTTTGCGGAGTCTCCGTCTCCGCGTTGGTAGGGTTTTCATCGTATTCCTTTGAAGTAAAATACGAAGCCCAAACAAGCGCAAGTTCGGTTCGGATTCTCGACCAATCGTCAATATCAATTTGCGTAACAACAGACATTGGTAAACCGGACAGTGAAGAAAATAAAGCGGCGTCTGCGGACGCGCTGTCGACAGGAGCGGTACCAACAGCTATAAAATCTTTTGTTTTTGGTCTTTGAATTATTACCTCTGAAACTTTCAGTTCACCGACCGTGAAAGGATGTTTTAGTTCAATTTTTTTTGCCATAACGTCCCTCCTATTTCAACCTCGGGCTTGTCCCGCAATTGTAGACAATGTCCATCTCGGCATCGCCGAGTTCCCCGGGTTCGACTACCCACGCGCACGGCATCACATACTGCTTGCCGCCTGTAGTAAAGATCGTAAGAGTGTCCTCTCCCATATTGCTCAGCTGTTCAACACCGAGCTTGCCTGTCGCGTTGAGTTTTAATTTTAATTCGGCGAAAGTCTGGCTTTCCGTATAGCCGGTATGCTGCGGTATTTCACCTACCTTTGTTTCGCGCTTTATTCCGGCGGGCTTAAAGGTCGCGCCTTTTTCCTGAATCGGCAATTCGCCGACATTTGAAGAAATAACTCTCTGTACTCTTTCAAGTTTCATAATCCGCCTCCTATTTAAATTGCAGCAACCCTGCGCCGATATAGAACTGGCCTATCAGATCGGGCTGATGGGAATATTCAAGCCAGGTTTTACTGCCGTTTTTTATTTCAACAAATATGGATTTTATGTAACTGTCAAAATCCTGACACCACTGTTTTTCCTTGATGAACACTTCCTGATACAGTTCTGCCAGAAATGAGCGGAATACTCCCGCCGTCATTACTCTCGCGCCTGCGCCGAAGTTTTCTTCAGTACTCGCCAGTTTCCATTTCTTGAACCGCTTCTTTGCTTCGGTGTTGATGTATGAGCGTACGGCGTCTACCGTTTCGGTAACCTGTACGTCAAGATAACTTGTATCGCGTCCGCCGTCCGTGTTTTCGGTGTAACTGGTTACGAGCCGTTCAATCAGCACATTACCTGTTGTATCCAGTCGGTAGGTTGCAATACCGGCTTCAAGAAGTTTCTGGCGTTCATCAGCGTCAAATTGCACGCCGCCGATTAAGCCGGTTATTTTGGTGTCGTAAGTGTTTGCCGCGGGATCATCGGCAAGGATACGGCAAGCGATCGCGCACCATGCCGCCGCCCAAACGCAGGGAAGATCGGGATTTACGCTTCGCGGAATTAAAATAATGTGAGGTGAATTAATTTCACCCGCTTTCGCCAGCATTGTGCCGGCGTCTGTTTTACTTCCAATCTCGCCGGAAAGGGCGACGTACATTCTGCCTCCGATTTGCCTCATCGCGCCGTAACGGGATTCAAGCTCGTCGGAGCTTGCCTTGACGTTTTCGGCATCGTTAAAATCACTGGCGATAAAGTTATAACGGACTTCACCCAGCCCTTTAAGGAACTGCTTGATGTCCGTAACGCCGGTTCCGGCTGTGGTTGTAATTACTTCGACGGAAACGCCGGACGCCATAGACGCTATAAAGACGCTGTTTGAATTTCCCGCCTCTCCCTTCACGTTAGCCGAAATCGTAACAATGTTGGAGTCCGCTTCCGCGATTACCGGAAGAGTGAGCTCCGCGTTGATTCTGGCGGTAATGGCGGCCGCTACGGCTTCAGCTTCCGCTCCTTCGGTAACAGCGGCATCATAGTTACGGCCGTTTACCGCGATGTGGATCGCTCCCTGCCCGGCGGTTGTAACGTTAATTGAAAATTTCTTTTTCCACGCTGTTCCGGCTTCAGGTTCAGGAATGGGAAGAACATACAATTGCTCGACTTTATTAAGAGCGAGAAATGTTTCCGCCATAATGGCGGCCGGACTTCCGTATCCGAAAAGCTGATGCGCCTTCGCCGCCGAAAGCACGTTAACCGGCTTTCCGCTTTCGGCTTCGGACGAGGCAAGTTTATACCCTATCATCAAAGCCTTTTTGATGTCGCCTTGCGAACCAGCAAGGGAATTGTCAATCTCCTGATAATGTCCGGGGACCAACAGGTTCGCCGGAATCTGTCTAATCGGTACTGGCATTTTTAACCCTCCAAATTTACTTTATCTTGCGCGGCCGCGCTTCCGATATTGTGCGTCGCGTCATAGCCTTCAAAATAATCAAGATCGGAAAGCAATATTCCGCCTTCATCTTCATAAAGCGCCAAATCCGTTATGTGCCATTTCCACTTTATTCCCCATAGCGTGATATTGATCTGATCAAGCGAGCCGGAATACAGGCACTCCGCCGCGATTTTATCTCCGCCGTCTATGCTCCAGTCGGCGTCCAAATTCCCGATAACGGGAATGAGCGCCGAAACTATTTTTAACGCTCCGTCATAAAGACGATCTTTGCTGTCGGCGCGGTACAATACCCAGCTTGCAAATTCAACGGTGTGATCCTCGTCTGTATACCGCATAAACGATGTGAACATGGCAGGCGTCTGGTTGGCGAGCCGTTTAATCTCCGCCTCGTCGAACCTGCCCGGATGCGCCGCTATGTGCAATTTTTTATTTTTCGCGAAAGCGGCTTTTATCTGGTTAACCGCCTCGTCGCGAACGTCCGCTAAAGTAATAATTTTCACGCTGTCTGCTCCCTCATAAATTCATCTACCGCGTCCTGTAACGCGGTAATGTCGTCGGCGCCGAAACCCAGGAATTTGCGCGCGGCCATTTTCTTTGTGCCTTCCTGAAGGTAGCTCGCGTACTCCCTGGTGGAACCAACGAGTATTGTGTCGCTTCCCTTCATCTGATGTTCGATTGAGCCAAGCAAGCCTTCCGCAGGATCGCGGTATAACAAACTGGCTTTGGGGAAATATTTGCGCATATATTTTTCTGTCGATTCCTTCCAAGGGTCCCATTTCCTTCCTTCAGGATTGCACTTGGTTATATCAATTCGTTCTTTGATCTGTTGCTCTTCAATTAATTCACCCAGACTATTAAGAAGCCGCTCTTTATCACCGCCTGACATAACAAACTCGTTGAGCTTATGCGCGAGTCTGTCTATTTCCTGTAATTTAATTTCAACGGCGGCGCTTCCCATTAATACATCCTGCCTTTCTTGAAAAACCTGTCGTCCGTTATGCCTTCCTCCACGTTAGGCGTAACTACGTCTGACGATTGTAAACCGGGACCTTCAAGCCCTCCCTGATACTCTTTGTTAATTTTATTCAGCAGCGTCATGTTGTCGCGGTATTTTTCCCGGGCGCCCTCGCTGCCGGAAACAGAATCGGTCAGCCTGTACACAGCGATGTCCGTACAGATGCCGTTAAGAGCGTCCGCGAATTGCGGATTGACAGGCAGCGCGATCTCCCCGGTCTTTTTATCCAAAAGCCAGGGGAGATTTGCGGTAATGATTCCCGTAGCGTCCCGCAAGGCGATTTCAATTCGTTCCGTATCCGGCTCATTCGATTCATCTGTTGGCAAAATCGTAGGCTGTAAAATACGCGAAAGAAACTGCTCTACGGAAACCAATGGGATCATTTACTTTCGCCGTCCTTTTTGGTATCGCCGATAACCACCCAAGGGTCTTTTTTAAGCATTGCAAGCTGCTCTTCGGTTACTTCGTAGGTTTCCGCCTTCTGCGTCAACACAAGCCCGGCGCGGCGGTATCTGGGATATTCGGTTTTATGCCGCAAAACAACAGGCTGCTTTTTAACTTCCGCTTTATCTTGCGGAATATCCTGCGGTTTATTTTCAGGATCAAAACCGGCTAATTTAAGAAGCTGCCACGCGTCATCGACTTTTAAGATGTTTTCTTTGGCCATTTCGGCTACAATGTTTTTGTAGTCTTTTTTGTCTGCCTTCTTTAATCTTTCGATCCACAAGTTTAATTTTTCTTTATCCATGACAGCGCCCCTTATGCCAGATGCGGAATGACTAAAAGTTCCGCAGTCTTGTAGTTGATGTTGGACGCGCCGCTGGCAAGGAACTGCATCTCTACAATTTTCCTCGCCGACGCTTCGTGTGACGGACCGACCGCCAAATGGGTCGGAACGATGCCCAAAGGATCACCTCCGTCCCGTTTTAGCGATTGAAGCTTTTCGCGGGCTTTCTGGTAATTGTCAGCGGTAAGACTGTCTTTTGAGCCGACCGCCTGCTGCCACAGACCGTAACCGAAACTGCCGCGGTAGCGGATGCCGTAAAGATATTTGTCCTGCATGAATACCTTGTCGTTTTGCGTGTCGGTGATTTCTTCAAACTCCGGCGCGGAACGCTGCTGCAGAATAAGCGGTTTCAGGCTGCCGGAAAGCGATAACAGAAACCATGGTGATCCTTCTTCGAGTCCCGTGCCGACAATGTTGGAGAAAGGCGTATAGGAGCCGGTTCCGTCTGTTTTTTCGTATATGGGATGTTCGTTGTCAAAAAACTTTTGCCCGTCATAACAGATGTTGGTAAAACCGTTTTTCAGCAAAAGAGCAATATGCCGGTTGAAAAAACGTTCAACCTCATCAGCCATTTCGGCGGCCAGGACCCGGTACTGTCCAAGCGTGTCGTCTTCAATGTCGGTGCGATCAACGCCGAGTGTCGCTTCGTACTTTTGATTGACGATCTGGTATGCGGATTCCGCGATGTCTTTTATTACGCGGTCGCCTACCCATTCCCGAAGCTGGGGGAACGCGCCAAGCCAGCCGTAAGTGTTGCTTTTGGTGTTGGACATGATAATTGTCGCCAGCAGTCTCCAGACCGACTTTGCGTCAATTTCCGACATCCTTCTGCGGAACTCGTCGCGTAACGCTGTGCGCAGCCCGTTTAATATGGGAGATGTTATAATCATTTTGAACCCTCCATGATTTTCCTGTATTCGTCCGGCGTATAACCCAGAGCTTTGGCAAGCTGTAACTGCTCGCTGTTAAGCGACACGCTTCCCGACTGGGGTGGCGTACTCTGCGGCGCCTGCGGTTCCGTGGCGATTATCACGGGACTGGACGTCAAAATATTTTTTATTTTTTCAAGTTCCGCCCTTGTCGCGCAAAGGGCAAGATACTGTTCCCTGCTCACGGGAGCGATTTTGCGGGCTTTGATGGCTTCGTCAACCGCCGCTTCCGCGTCTTTTTTTAATTGCGCCGCGTTAAGATCGGCAAGCTGTTTTTCCGCTGTAACCGCTCTTTCTTCCATCGCGTTTAAATCGGCGCGGGGAGCGTATGCGGCAAGATCAACAGCTGTCTTGTCCGTCTGCGGTACGGTCGCAGTCCTAGCCGCGTTAAGCGATTTAACCGTCGCAAGCGCTTCCGCTTCGGTCGCGGTTTCGGGCAAACCCAAAGCCGCTAATAGTTCCTTATTCATTGAAACCTCCGTATTTATATTTTCTAACTGCTGTGAATTCAAAGCAGGAAGATTCAGGTTCGGCGAATTGGTAAGCGCGGCTCTTACAATGCAGGCAATTTCACCTTTTTCGTTATGCAAAAACACCGGAGAAATAAATCGGTATTCTTTTTTTGAAAGCGCGTTGAGGCCGAGCTGAGTCCATTCGACGTCCGACCATATCGCGCCTGTTTCATCGGCGCAGAGGTTTCTCATCCAGCCGAAAGCCGGAGACGGACCGCCTTTCGGCGCTGATAAATCCGTAGAATGATTTTCATCAATCGGCATCATCGGAAGACGCGCGTTGGAATTAAACGCAAGCAGTTTGGGATCAGGGTTTTTCCACTCCCTGCCGTCACGCCCTTTCACTGCCGCGCCGGAAGGAACTATTTTTACGCGTTTGGGAATTTCTTCGTTTTCAATATTGAGAGATAAAAAAAGACTGCCTGTTGTTTCCATGCAGGCAGTCTATGGTCAAAATCCGGCGTTTTTCCCCTAATCGGAATTAATGTATTGAAATTCCAGAAATGGCAGATATGGGAGGGATTTATGGTATTTTTCACGCTGGCCCTCCCTCCAAAGCGTATAGGCAAGAGTAAAACTGATATTGTATTCGCGGGCAAGATCGTTTATCGGCATATCTTTATTTAGATTTCGTTCGTAAATCTCAAGGGCGATTGTTTTCCTGAATGCGCAGCGCTCAAGAGGGACATACATTTGCAGGCCGCCTAAACGGATCATCAGTTTGTCCAATATCTTTCCTGCGGGTTTGTCGCCTACCGCATCGGCAAGAACGCCGCGTATTTTATCGGCGCTCTGCCCTGTTTCTTTTCTCAACGGAACATAGATCATCTGTCCGCCGAAGTACCGGCACAAAGCCCTGATTCCTTTCTGCGCGGTTTCCGATCCAACAGATGCGGCGCACAGGATAATCATGTCTTCGGCAAGGGAACTGTTCCTTTTACCCATGTAACGCCTCCGAAGTGTCAGGATTAAAACCCGCTTTTATCATCATGTCGCGTAATGCCAGAATTACTTTTTGCGCCAAGTCCACGTCAAGAAAGCGTATCGCGTCAACATAAGTAATCTTTTTTACAAACGCTTTAAGCGCCGCGTCGCTTTTATTCCGCGCGCATACCGCCCACATTCCTTTGATGTACTCAAGCTGCGCCAAAGTCGCGCCGCCTTTCTCCTCCTGCTTTACGCGCCTTGCAAACTGCTCAAAACCGTTTCCCCGCATTGCTTTGAGCGCCTGCTCCAGTTGGCGGATTGTCATTTTGGCGGCGGAATCCCTGCCACAGACTCCTGTCAAAAAAGCACGGTACGTTTCTTCGTTCATGCCCATTTTTTTCTTTCCGACATGAACAAGCTGGATGAGCTTTTTACGCCTGTTTTCACTTGTTACTGACTTCATTTAAAATCCTTATAAAGCCACAGCGGAGGCATACGCTGGGGTTTGTTTTTGTTTATTGATATTTTTATCAATTGAGGCTTTTTGAGCGGCTGAAAGATGAAATTTTTTCATGTACCATTCGGCTGCTTTCTTAAGAAAAATACCCATATCGCCGAACCCACGCTCTTTTACGTACGCTTCTATTTCTACCCTGTTCTCAAGCGTAACAATGTAAGATTTTTTATTTGTCTCTGGCTCATTCCCGCAAAAAAGACTACAGAGCCTTATGCGAGCAATAACATTTGGTGTAACACCACACTGTTTCGCTTCGCTGCGAATCATTTCCATTATATTTTCCGGAAGTGTTATTTGCATTTGTATCATATTTTCCCCTCCCTAATTATTTTTTACAAAGCGTTAACCACTTCGGCGTCAACGCATTTCGCGCCAAGTTCACAGGCCAGATTCATCGCCCTCTTGCACCAGTTGTTGATCAAAAGCGGATAGGCGACCGAATAGATTTCCTGCGTTTGAGTTTGCCGTCTTAATCTGGCGGCAAGAGCGGCGCATCCCGAATCGTTGATAATTTCCGAGCGTTCCTTGTTAATTCGCTTGAATTTGATGTCGAGATATTTTGCGATTTCTTCGCCGTTTCCAAGCGGATTAAGTTCCAGTATTTCCATACGGCGGATAACTTCACGGGCTTCCCAGTTTTTGGATTCGTCAAGTTTCATTCTCATTTCAACCTGACCGATTAAGACGATTGACAGCAGTTTCTTATATCCGTCTTCAAGTTCCCAAAACCGCTTCAAGTATTTAAGCGTGTTGATACACAAATCGTGTGATTCTTCGATCATCAGAACGTGATTCCATCCTGCACGGCTGGAGTTTGTCAAAATACGTTCCACTTGCCGGGCCTTTGCTTCCAGCGTCCGCTTCGGCGCTTCCGTGGAGCAGTCATTTATAATCGCGTCGCAGATGGCGCTTGTAGAAAGGCGGGTCTTTTCGATACTGCGAGGCGCAATTACCCGCACTTTCTGGCCTTCGGCGGCCATGCGGTCTATCGCATAACGGCGGATCGTGGTTTTTCCGCTTCCGCTTTCACCGATCAAAGCAACCATTCCGCCTGCCTTCGCCGACTGTAAAATATATTCCGCTATAAAGCGGGTGTCCTCTGTCAGGTACACGTCTTCGGCTTTCACCACATCACCCGAAAAGGGATCGGCTTTCAGCCCGAATTTTCTAAAAGTTTTCAATTTTAACATCAATTTCTCCTTACGCGAATTTAAGAATTTTCTCAAAGGACTTTTCTTCCTGTTGTTGTCCTTTGTATTTGTTTGCCAAATCATCAAGCAGGTTGGACGGCGTTCCTTCGGGATACGCTTCTTTCAACATCTCGATGAAACCTTCCGGCACATAGCCGAGTACCGGTTTAATCCGCTTTGCCATTTCGGTAGCGCTGATCAAAATTTCGTGAGTGTAGATTGTTTCCGCGATCTGCGAAACTCCGGCATCTTGCGGAGTTTGTTTCGTTTCCGCCACTTCAACGCTCGCTCCGGTTCGTTGTCTTACAAATGGATTTACAGCCGGATTAATAACGCTGTGCGTCTTAAAGCCCTGTCCGTTTGTTACTTCCGCAAACGGCGTAACGCCTTTCTTGCCTTCGTTTGATATTTTTATCAGCGTTTTAATGTTCTTTTCACGGCGCGTGTCTTTTTGCGCTTTGTACTCCTCGCCGATTACCGCCGCCTCAATGTCAAATCCGGCGGCGTCAAGTTCTATGGGCTTGGTTTCAAAGCTGACTTCTTCATTGCCGTGTTTATAACGCACAATGACAACCAGTTCGGCGTCAACCAGTACAGGTTGAACCGCCACATTCATGCCTGATACAATTCCGGGAAGATCGGCGAGGCTGTAAACCAACGCGCGCTTTATCTTCGGATGCACAAAACGGATCGTCAAATCGCCTGCGACTTTGCGCGTCTGTATTCCCGTGGTGAATATCTGCCTGCAAATTTCCGCGTCCGGCAGTTCACGTAACTGGCTTTCCGTTATGCGCTGCCAGAGCATGGTGCGTATGCCGATTAGCCTGCCGGAGCGGTGCAACCTCGTGTCCAACGCCGGAATCTCATTGGCGTTATACGCCGCGCACCACCGTTCAGCCGCTTCGTTAAGTTCGGCAAGGCTGTGCACCTCTTCCAGTTTGAGAAGACACTCAAAATGCGTTTCTACCAGATTGTTTGCGTTCTCAACCTGCCCTTTCGCCCGCGGTTTGCCTACGGCGTGAGCCTCCGTTCTGACACGTAACGCTTTGAGAGCGTTCGTTACAGCCCTCGCGCCGTTCGCGCTGCCTCTATCCCACAAAAGCAGTTCGGGCAGCCCGTGAAACATATACGCCTGATTTTGCTTTTGTCCCCACGCGTACAGCAGGAAATCGTACAGGTTTTCAGGGTTTTCTCCGCGCGATTCGTAATACCTCACGCAGATACTCGCCGAGTAATGGTCTGTTAGCACATAACGCCAGCACTTTAAATTTTCCTTCCCTTCCAGAAAAGGCTTGTTTTTGTAAACTTCGTCATCACGAAGCAGATGCTGCTTGTTCGGCGTAAAGTACAAAAGCGAAAGCGACGGATCAACCAGATGAACGTGGTTCGGGTACAGGCTGCGCATGCGGGTATGGGGTGAAGCGGTTTTAAGGCTTTGCGCCGCCAACTCTCTTTCTCTTAGCAAATGGCGCACCCGGCTGTTGCTCACGCCCGGATCAATGCCGTTCATCACGGCGACAGAAACCGCCACATTGACGGGCATGGTTTCCTTGCCGTTTTTACGGAAACCGTTGCGGCTCATCGCCGCCAGCGTAAGCAATGTCTTTTCATTAACTGACGTGGTTCCCGCGTCTTTGCGTTTTTTACGCCCTGATTCCCAGCCGCATTCGGCAAGAACGTTATACGCTTTCTGTTCCGAAAACGCGAATATCCGGCGCATTTCCTCTACAATCGCTTTGCGTTCTTTCCCCGTCACCGCTTGAGCCATGCGGACGGCGTAGGGAGCGAACAACGCTTCGTTATGACCGTTCCCCATCGCCTTTGTCCACGCTGATATAGTTCAACTCATCGTCAAGTTGTTCAAACAGTTCGTTGAAACCGGCAATCTCCTCGTATTCCGAATTGGCCCATTTCTCCAGCATCGGGAATGTTACGCCCTCAAGCTGTCTGGCTGTCGCGATAATATTGAGCGCGTCGCCGAAGTGGAATTGCGCCAAATGAACCGCCGTAAACAGCTTCTCTTGCAGCTCTTTCAACTTTGCTTCAAGAGCCTTTTCTGTTTTTTGTTCTTCGGTAAGCGGTATCTGGTAACGCAACCGTTCGTCCAACTCATTGATTTTCGCTTCCTTCTGCTTGACAGCCTTTTCCCGCGTCTCGACATCGTGCTGGTGTTTTTTGCGTTCATTGCGTATAGCCTCTTGCAATTCCCGTTTGCTCATCGTTTCAACGTCATCATGCGGGATACTTCCCAGGGGACCGCCTTTGACGTATTTTTCTATGTCATCATCATCAAAAACTGTAAGCATTTTAAGTTTGGTAGAACCCAAATCCGCCACCGGTGGCGGATTTGCACCAAATTTATTTACGACAGCCATGGCGTAATCAGCGGTTCTTTCCGGTACTCCAATTCGTTGCAATGCTGCATAAAACGCTCCGTGATCTTCATGTGCTTTAATCCGTAAAAAACGTTTTCCCGATTCAAAAAGCGCTTGAGCGGTTTGCGCCATATAAAATTTGATTTCATTTTCTATCCGGTCAAGTTCGTAAGGCATCCCGTCGCTGTAAAGACGCTCGGCGGTTTCTATATCCATTAGCATCTTATCTAAAGCCTTTCCTTCCGGCGCAATCACATTTTTCTTTCTACCCACCTTCTTCTCCTTATTGCATATCTGCGGCGTACCTCGCTTCTTCTTCCGTTAAGCGCAGTCTCGCCTCCTGATACGAACGCATAATGCGCCCGGCTAATCCCCCAAAGGCAGGCGATAACCGCCACCTTGATCCGTTGTTTTGGATAACCCATTCGTTTTTCTTTAAGAGCGCCATGTCACGGCAGATATTTGTTTCACTGGTTTTAAGACGAACCGAAAGTTCCTTATTGGTAAGCCCTGAAACATGGTTTTCGCATAATAGACGGACAATCTCGCATATCCGCTCCTGACTATTTAATTTTTCCATGCTTCAACACCGCCTCCCTGATACGTAAACCGAGCCTGATAAGCCAACCGCAATTCCACTGTTCGCCCTTGTCTTTAAGACTGACGCCTAACCTGAAAAGAAATCCTCCCATATCAGCTCCCTACAAAGCAGCCACATCCAGCGGTATCATCTGATACTCGCCGTTGGCGTCGCGTTCATAAACCCGCAGATACTGCTTCGTTCCGGTTACATGAACGCTTTCGGTGATGGCCGTCATCGCTTTCTGCCAATCCGCGTCTTGTATATCAAGACGGCGCAAACCCAAAACCCGCGCTGTAGATATTTTCCCCTGCTTGTCAACCTGGAATGCGTCATTGACCAGCACACGGATTTCGTCACGGGCGCCCTTGCTCCATTTGGTCAAACACTTGCCGATTAAATCACGAGCCACTTGAAGACGTTCATCAAATGTGATGTTGTCGTTCATCGCGATTATAAGTTTGAATTGTCCGTCATAGGTGGTGAGAGAGACGTTTCCTTTTTTCCCGCCCCACTTTACTCCGTATTCACCGGCGGATTTTTCGACAAAGGAAAGAATTTCACCGCGTATTTTGTTTTTAAATTCACCTAACACGCCTTTCATCTTTATCGCTTCATCCGCGATACGGCGCACCGTCTGATCCCGCAGTCTGTCGATTTCTTTGACCATCTTTACCGGAACTTGCCGTCCCATAGTGTCGGTCATAAATTCCTGTTTACTCATAATTTTTCCCTCCTGTATGTTTTTTTGTTTTTTTGATAAGTTGAGTCCATGAGCGGACCAATTTCTGAAAAACATTACGTTTGTTATTCCTGTGGCTGTCGTTACAATCCTCGGGCTTATACCGGAATGTGGTCGGCTTCGATGCGTGAGAAGAATTACAGCCCTTGTCCCCTTTGCGGGTCTGCCGGGATTCCGGCAGAGCTTGTAACTCCCTGCGCGACAAGCTGGAACGGGTTATACCTTTTTTCCCAGTGTGATTTTGCGGATGAATGCGCGAAGGTTGGAGTATATAGCCCTGAATGTGAAAAGGGTCCCCGGATAAGCAAATGCCCCGCGAAACTTCAGAAAGCAGTTGAGAGGATTCAGAAGTACATTCCATTAATAATAGAGAGTCGTTCCCGAAAGAAGTAAATATATATTTTCCCGGCTTTAGTGGGATTTTGTATAAACAGCCGCCGTAGTTTAACTGCTCATCTCTGATAACGCCTAAGCATATATCACCGGGCGAAATAAAAGATGCATAACGTTTAAATAGTTTTTTCATAGCTTCACCCTTGCCGCCACATCTTTGATCGCTTGGGCCGGGCTGTCGGCTTCGATGCAGATGAGGTTGTTTCTGGTTTTATTTTTGTTTGTGACATCCACCATCTGGTTGTTTAACGGATCAACAAAACAGCGGAAGCTGACAGGCAATCCCGCCAAATTAAAAGCATTTTCAAGTTGGCGTAACGGTTCTTCGTATTCCGCGAAAGCGGCTTTGTGTTGTTTGTCAATAATCATACCGCTACCTCCGAATTAAGATAAGCAGTGAGGTATTTTGCCTTATCGCATATTTCTTCTACAACTGTGTTGTAGGCGATGGCGTTGACAAACAATGTCTGCGCATCTTCCATTGTGCAACCCGTGCTGTCGGCTATTGCCTCATAGACTTTGGAAAAGACGAATTTTTTGTATTTTTTTGTATAAATGATTCTTGTACCTTTCATACAGCCTCCTTGCCACGGCTTGCGGCAATCAGCTTCTCGAAAGATTCGTAACCTAAGACCTCGGCTAAAGCCTTTTTGACTTTCTCCGAGTTCTTGCGCCCACGCAAAAAATCTGATACCATACGATTATTGCAGCCTGCCTTTGCGGCGACTTCAATTTGAGTGATGCTGCGGAGTCTTAACATGTAGTTGATCCAGCAGCCCTTCTGCGGAGTAATGGTAATTCCCATTGCTTTTCTCCTTGCACGGCTTAGTTTTCGTGCCATAATTTAGCTCCTTTCCCGCGTAAGCGGGTTTTGGTTTGGTTTGCAGGGTTTTTTACTTGGTAGTTGGAACCCTGCAATTTTTTCTATTTCAAGTGGACAATCCCACAGGAAACGCATGAACGAAAAAATTTTAGACGCTCTCATTGGCGGCATCTTTTTGCTGGCTGGTATACTGATTGAGAAACTCTTTGTCTTTCTCTCTGAACGGCATCGAAGTAAAAAAGAGTTCTTTAAGGATTTCTTTCCTGAAAGGCTTAAGGCGCATCAAAAGATTTTGGGAGTAATAACCAAGTGCGGTCTCGATTATTTGGATCCAGAACGCCTTGGCCGGCCGGCCGTGGAGGTAGTCCTCAAAAATTCCCACCAGCTTATTGAGTCGGTGTTTTTCGAAACTATCCTTGTCGCTGAAAAGCATGTTTCCGGAGCTTTGGCTGATCTCTCCCCAATAATCACGGAAACACTGGAGATAGAGACTGATCTTGAGAAACAATATCTCTTCTGTAATTCCCTTAAAAAATTGCAAGGGAAAAACCACGAGCTTTTTAAACTGCTTCGGGAAAAGTCTGGTGTAGATATCATAGATAAGGAATTTGGAAAAATGCTTGATAAGCCCAGAAATATCGTCAAGAAAAATAAAGAGAACCTTGATGGTGATATATCCGGCTAAAATAACAACCCATAAAAATGCTAGTTCTTTAACAGTCATAAACACAGTTCCTTTCCCGTTAAAAACGGGTTATAATATATGAATGAGAGGACTTCAGGTTGTCGCCCTGTCCCTTCATTTTTTTTATGGCGGATGTGGACTTATCCGCCGATATTTTATTTTCAACGAAAATCCGTTAATAGTCAAGCGAAATTTCGTTGATTTGAGGAAAATTATGGACTTAGCGCAGTTTTTAACAGATTTTAGAAAAACAAGTGGAAAATCTCAGCAGAAATTCGCTGAAATGCTTGGTATACCTCAAACTACGTGGTCTGGGTATGAAAGCGGTAAATTTTCTCCTCCGATGAAAGTACTTCTTACTTTAAGAGATAAGGGTTATATCATAAAAGGACTTAATACTGGAATCCTTGAAGATATGGTTGATGATGGAGAAATCAGTAAGGAAGAACGACAAATAAGGTCAAAAATAGCTCGTTTTTTAGCAGAAAATGCTCCACCTGACACCCCAATAGACAAAAATTGGGGAAAAGTTGTTGATGGAGTATATAACTGGTTAAAATCACCTGATGGTAGCCTTATAGAAAATTTGGAAAAAATAATTTATAGTACTATTGCAACTCAGATAAAAATTTATGATATAGAAGAACGCTTATTAAATTTAGAAAATAAATACCCAAATATTACGTATTTACCTGAAAACAAATTAACCTCTGAAGTTGAATATCAGACAGAAGCAGAAAATGGAGAAAGTTATACATCCGATCCTGAACCTGAATACTGTGAGATACCTTATCGTAAGGACATTGCTGCTGGATTACCAATTACCCAATCAGAAGATGAGAATCTAGTAATCGATGTACCGTTCAGGTATATAAAAACTAAACTAAGCGATTATTACGCCTTACGTGTAAAAGGTAATTCAATGATAGACGCTAATATCCCTGACGGATCATTGGCGCTTATCCGAAAGTCAGATGTACCAAGACACGACGCAATTCAAGTTGTACGAATTGACGGGGCTGCAACTCTTAAACGTATGAGGGAAAAAGAAGACCACAATTGGCTTATTTGTTATGAAGACGGGAGCGGACGGACTATTCCTTTAGGTGAAGAAAATTTAGTGCAGGGTGATTTTGTAGTAACATTACCGCCATTAAACCAGCCTCGTATACGGAGAGATTAGGTGAAAAAAGCAAGTTTAATAATTTTTTTCATTTTAATTGGCTGTTTAAGTTGGACCCAAAACATGGGAACTATTTTTTATGCAATTGAATGGGAAACACTTGATGATGTAAAAGCTCTTATACAAAAAGGCCTTGATGTTAATCAGCCTATGGAAGATATGAGAACCCCGCTTCATATAGCCGCTGAATATTCAAATAATCCCGAGCTTTTTCGTTTGTTATTAAATGCTGGTGCAAATATTGATCCTGTCGGTAATAATGAAACTCCATTTGAAACAGTACTCAGGAAGGATAATATAGAGTTAGTAAAATTATTTATAGATGCTGGTGTTAACATTCATAGGGTAAATAACAATGGAAAAACCCCGCTTGAGCATGCCGCGATTTATTGTAAAAACCCGGAAATATTTCGATTATTAATTAGTAAAGGTGCAACAATTAATAGGGGCGGGAATGGCAGTACACCATTACACAGTGCCGCAGGTAGTAATAAAAAAGATAATATTGTCTTATTAATTAACCTTGGCGCAAATGTAAATGCAAGAGATGCTAATGGAAACACTCCGCTTATGAGAGCCTCAGGTTTCTATGCGTCTGTTGAGGTTTTATTACAGGCTGGCGCTGATATTAACGCAAGAAACAATGAAGGTAAAACAGCGCTAATTCTTTCTGCCCAGTACGGCGGCGATCCAAAAGTTATTTCATTGTTATTGAATGCCGGAGCGAACGCGAAACTTGAAGATAATACGGGGAGGACAGCTCTTGACTGGTTAGACAGAAACAGACATTTAAGCAACAGTCCTGTAAGGAAGGAATTAAAGGATAGGATGTAGGGAGGAGAAAAATAAATATAATGGTATCTTTTAATAAGGAGGTAATTAAATAAGAATGGGCTCAAAACTCAGATGGATATCGATTGTTATTACCGGCTTACTTTCTTACCTCTTGGCTTCGGCTCCAGTAAAAAAGCTTTTATTATTTGAAGATGTTTTTAAAGATAATGTTCATGAAGTTGTCTTTAGTCATCAAACACTTATACTTTTTATTCTATTATCTATATTTGTAATTGTTGAATTCATTATTCACTCTAGGGATCGTAATAAAACGCTTGAAACACAATGTCATAATATATGCCGCTATATCTATAAATATATAGAGAAAAATATTGGACATGATTTTGCTCATGATGTTCGAGTAACAATATTTAAAGTGATGCGTCCGAATACTGATAGTGTTTTTGTGAAGGCCGTAAGCAGATATCAGACAAAAGAACCTTCCAAGAAGACCAAACTTACATTTCGTCCTGGCGAAGGTGTTGCCGGATGTTGTCTAAAGACACAATCATTAATTTATGAACAATTGCCTTTGTATAATGAAAAAAATCATGAACTATATTATAATGTTTCGTGGAAAGATTATAAATTAGAACCTAAAAAGGTGGATAAACTTAATATAAAATCTTGCCTGTTTCTGGGTATTCCAATAAAATGCTTTGATACAGAAAAAACTTGGGGAGTATTAGTTATAGACTCCACAAAAAAAGACGAAAAATTTAATGAAGAATTCGCAAGAGAGTTAGAAGAAATTATAGAGCATTATACAGCTTTTTTTATAGAGGAGGACAAGCAATGAACGAGATAAACCAAAAAATAAAAAAACGCCTGGATATTATTTGTGATCAGTTTGTTGAAGAGGAAATTGGTACAACAAAACTAAAACTAATGCCACCTAAAGACAAAGTTCCAATAATCAGTAAATTGCAATATGAGAAAAACGATGACGCTTTTGAAATTTATTTCAATGAATGCAACGATTATTATTATAAAACGAAAAACGACATTGATTTCTTAGAAGACAAGTCCGGTCATTTGATGGCTATTCGTATCCGAAATTTCTCAAAGCTGGATATAGAAAGTATAAAATTAAGTGTACTAACAACAATCGAAAATGAAATAAAGTCCGTATCTATGGAAATTAGGGTAAAACCAGACATCATTAACAATGTCATTGATAAGAGAAAATTAATGTTCTTGGACTCTGTGGTTAAGCAGGACTATAAAGAGTTGAAGCAAGAATATATAAAATAGAAAGAGGAAGTTATATAGGAGAAGAATAATGGCTTATTCGAAATGTCCATATTGTCAAAATAGTTCATTTGAACTCAAAGAAGTAGAACCCTCACCATCTAAATATAAACTATATTTTGTCCAATGCAGTTCTTGCGGTGCGCCTTTTGGGATAACGGAATATATGAATACAACTGTTATACTGGATAAACAAAACAAAGCTATAAAAAAAATAGCGAGTGCTGTTGGTGTTCATGTAGACCTTTAACTTTTATTCAACTTTTACTATATTTGAATGTCAATAATTAATTAATATAAATTCTAAAATAATAATACAGGCTTTTTTTCTTCAGCTACCGCTCAGATCAAGAAGCCGCATAAGACACCTCCTTAAATAAAATCAGCGGTCATGCGTCCGGCCGCCAAAGACATCCAATTTTTAAGGAGAAAAGATGGTAATGCCAGCATAGTCCGGTAAAGCGCCAAAAAAGCATTAATCAGAATTAATGTAAAACGCGGCTTTAAAGTTGATACGATTTTCCCATGAACATACAAAGAAACCTGTTAACGGTCAATCAGTTTTCACGGCCCGGCGCAAAACTGTCCGCTGTAAGAGCGATTGTAATTCACTGGGTGGCGAATGCCGGAAGCACGGCTTTGCAAAACCGCAATTACTTTGAATCGCTTAAAACCCAGTCCGCCGATAATCCGAACACGCGTTACGCGTCAGCGCATTTTATTGTCGGTATTGACGGTAAAGCGATACAGTGTATTCCCTGCGAAGAGACGGCCTATCATGTCGGCGCGAAATCATACACACCGGACGCGCTGGCCAGATTGGGAAATTACCCCAACAACTGCACCATCGGCATAGAACTCTGTCATCCCGCGGATGACGGGCGGTTCACCGATGAGACGCTGCAAACGGCGGCGGAGCTCTGCGCTCTGCTCTGTATACAATTCGGCATTGATCCTGTCCGGGACATCTGGACTCATCACGGGGTTACAGGGAAAAACTGCCCGAAGTGGTTTGTTGATCACCCTGAAAAATTTGAGAAGTTCAAACGGGATACAGCCGCGGCGATGGGAAGGCTGAAGGGGTAATCTATGGAAATTAAAATGAAAGCCGTTTCCAACTTTGCCGCCGGTTTATCTCTTGCCGTCGTTCTTGGGTCGTTTATATTAAACACGCTCGGCATTACACATATCGACATGACAGACGCGCTCAAAGCGGGCGGATTTGTAAAAGCCGTTTTTTTGCCGGTAGACGCATCGATCTGGATAAACAACATATACAACAAATAGGAGGGAGAATGTGCGAAAGAAACAAAGCAAACCTGAAATTCTTTTATGTACTGCTTGTCTCATTGTTTACATGTTTTGCGGGTGTGCTGCAAGCCGAGGAATTGTGGTATCTGATCTCGGAAACGGAGCTGCGGAGTATAGAGGAATATCAGGCGAAATCAGAGCGGGAGAAACAGAGTTGGCTCTTACAGGCGCGCGAGTTGAAGCAGGACTCGGCGAACTTGAACGCTCAATTAACGCAAGCCAGGGAGCGAAACAGGAGATTGGAGCAATCCTTCAACGAATTAGAGGCAGAGCAATTGACGCGGCTCTCATTGAAGAATGGCGAAATCGCCGAACTAAAACAGGAAGCGGCGGACAAGACTCTGGAAGCCGCTAAATGGAAAGGCAAGGCATTGCTGTTTTTGGCCGTTATAATCGCTTTTATTGCGGTTGCTGCCGTGATAATCGTTATTCGGATAAAACGCATAATTTAGCAATAACCGCCGTTATCTAAAATCAGGTAACGGCTTGTTTTAATATGGGTATAACTGGAGGGTTATGTGGAAATAGCGAAATTTATCTTGACTGCCGTAGGCACTTTTTTATCAGTCTTCGGGCTTTCTTTTACGGTATTTCAGCATTGGAGAAAAAGGCAGGATGAGAAATTTGATCTGCTCAAGAAATCGACAGATGCAAACATACAGAAAGAAACCGACAACCGCAAGGAAGCGGTAGCGCATATAGAAAGGCGTATCACCGTTATTGAGAATACCATGTTCCAGAGGTTTGAAAACAGGTTAAGCGTTATCGAGGGCGAACTAAAAGGTATTAAATCTACTTTGCTATCGATTCAAAACTGGTTTTTCAACAATACGTCGGCAGGTAAGAAATGATGGAAAACATTTTTCTACCGCTCCGCCGTATCATCATATTGCAAGGGATAGAATCCGCGCCCGGACGTGAACTGTCCAATGAAATGATACAGCGCCTCTTAAAAGCCCATTGCCATAATTGCTCCATTGCCGAGATTAACGAACAAATAAACTGGCTTGAGAACCGTGGTTATGTGAAAGCGACACGCTTGGATGATTGCGGTTTTATTAACGTACATATCACCAGACCGGGGATAGACGTAGCGCAAGGCAACACCCGAGCCGATGGCATTGAACCGCCGCCGGAGGTATAGAATGGGTCAAAAAAGCTCCATTGACAAACTGCCTAAAAAACTCCGAGACAAACTGACAGAGATGTTGCAAAACCCTGCCGTAACGCAAGCGGAAATTGTTGACGCAATAAACGCCGAGGCAGGCGAGCCGCTTATTTCAAAATCGTCAATGAACCGCTACGCGCAAAAAATGAAACACTTCACGGAAAAAAATCGGCAGGCAAAAGAGATCGCCGACGCTTACATCGAAAAATACGGCAGTGAAAATCGGCAGAACCTCGGCAAAGTAATCAATCAGCAAATGCGTGTGGCGATATTCGATCTTATGGGCGAGTTTGAAGAAATTCTTGCAGACCCTGAAACAAAAAGCGTGGAAGCGGCAGACATACTCTACAAAATATCTCGTGGATTAAAGGAATTGGAACAAGCGGAAAAACTGAACGCCGAACGCACACAGCACATACGCCAAGAAGCGTTAGCCGACGCCGCAGAGATTGTGGAGAAAGAAGCGAAGTCAGCAGGGCTTGACGAAAACGCACTGGAGATTATCAAGCGTAAAATTTTGGGAATATAAAAAGGGAGAAGTAAAAATGGAAGCAAAATTGATTTATATCGCCGGAAAGGTTACAGGCGATCCAAATTATAAAGAAAATTTTATAAAGAAACGGAGCGGCTGTATTCACTAGGATACGAACCTGTAAGTCCTTCGGTTATCCCTTCAACTTATGATTGGGCAAAAGCAATGCGGACAGCAATCAGAATGATGTTGTTATGCGACGGAGTATCTCTGCTACCTGATTGGAAAAAATCAAAAGGGGCAAAGATAGAAGCCAAGCTCGCCCGTGAATTGGGGCTTGATGTAAGGGATAGTAAGGATTGGAAATAACTATGTCATTAAATGAATTACGAGATGAAGCGTTTGCTTACGCTGAAAAACAAGGTTTTCACGAAAATATAAATTTCGGTAAAAATTTAATGTTAGTTGTCTCTGAACTTTCAGAGGCATTGGAAGCTGACAGAAAGGGAAAATGGTATGACCCAAACGGATTAAACCAAACGGCATTAATGCCAAAAGAGGAATATGAGGTTTATGTTCGTGGAACCGTAGAAGAAGAAATTGCAGACGCAATTATTCGGCTTTGTGATATTGCTGGTATTTATCAAATTGATTTGGATTGGCACATTAGAGCAAAAATGGAATACAACAAAACCAGACCATACAAACACGGGAAAGATTATTGATGACTGAAGACGTACTCCTTCCTTACCAAAAAGTGTGGATAGAAGACAAGTCCAGCGTCAAAGTCTGGGAGAAATCCCGGCGCATCGGCGCGTCTTATGTTGAAGCGTTGGATTCGGTACTGGAAGGCGCAAAGTCAAAAGAGGCAGGCGGTCAATCTACCTATTACCTTTCCTATTCCAAAGAAATGACACAGCAATTTGCGAGAGACTGCGCCTTCTGGGCAAAACACATAAACGCCGCCGCTTCCGAACTTGAGGAAGTTGTACTTAACGATGAAGATAAAGATATTACCGTCTACCGCATACGTTTCGCATCAGGATTTGAAATATGGTGTCTGCCGTCTGTCGCTCGCTCGCTCCGTTCCAAGCAGGGACGGGTTATCATTGACGAAGCGGCGTTTGTCGAGGATTTAGTAGCACTCTTAAAAGCGGCAATGGCTATGCTTATGTGGGGCGGTTGTGTCAGAATTTTATCAACGCATGACGGCGATGATAATCCGTTCAACGAACTTATCAAAGAGATAAAAGAAGGAAAAAAAGACTACAGCCTCCACCGCACTACCTTTGACGAAGCTCTGGCGCAAGGTTTATATAAACGAATTTGTCTTGTCCAAAGAAAAGAATGGTCGCCTGAAGCGCAGGAAGCATGGCGCACTGAAA